GAACTATAATCTAATATAATATCTTGTGGTGTACCGTTTGTAGTTTGGTTTTGATAGTTATCAGTGTGAAAGAAATCATTCGATATAGGAAACACAATTGTATCTATATTATAAATTGATATAACTTTCTTTATCAATGATTCAGCAACATTAAAATAACGTCTAGCTCTTTCAGCAGGACAATTATCTCCATCAATATGTCTTTTTGCTAGATGATAATCCGATAATGATATTTCAACATTAACATGTTCTTTACCATTATTTGTATTAGGAGAAGTTGAAGGTGTGTAGTTGGGTGTATAATTTTCTAAAAACTTGATAAAGTCTTCAGGAGAGTAATCTTGTGGTTGTTTTCTTTTTGAAAAGACTGAGGAAGTAAACTTCCCACTTGGTAACATCTTAGACCAGTAGTTTGTAATGATATACTTGTCAAGATCTATTTTATGTAATTTAGCTAGTTCAATATCATCTTTAGGATCAAAATCACTAATGATTGTACTTTCTACAGTACCTTTATCAACATTAACCTTTTTTGTAGCAGCACTGTAAGTTTCTAATGTTGGTGGTAACTTATCATTATGTTTAGAATAGTTATCCTGCTCTCTTAATTCTTTTAACAAATCATTTACTTCTTCTTTTGTAATTCCTAGCTTTTCAGCATAAAATTCTTTTGATTTTTTTTGACGAAGTAAGTCTTCTAGTTGATTTAATAATCCTTGGTTGTCAGACATATATACACTATTTAATTAAAAAATATTGTAAAGATAAAGAATTGTTTTTATACTTTCCAAATATTTTTAATTAGATATGTTATTATTTATAACTAAAATAGTTATAAAACAAAAACTCCCCAAGGAAATCCTTTTATACTATACTAATTTTATCTAAATAATATTCATCTATGTATTCACGACACTCATTTAGAAAATCAATAGATATAGGATGGCAAAACTTATTATTCTTTTTTAAATTTTCACTTTTTGGTAACAGTTGGAGATTATTTAAATTATTAATTATTTCAATAGGTGCATTTTTAATAAACCATGATACTGGTATTTTATGATCTATATGATAATCTTTAGGAATTCTGCCAAATTTATTAATAAAATCAAGTTTTGTCCAACCTAAATAATCTTTTGATAATTTAAGTTTTTCTTCATTTTTATATAAAAGTGTTCTGTGAACAAGTTTGTTTATTCTTTTTATTTCAATTATAGAATTTATACAATTAGAACTTTTAATTTTAGGTGTATAATATTTATGTTGGTTATTAATATTATATTCCTTTAAATATTTTTTACGTTCTTCTGTAATTACTCGTTTGTAAGATGATTGATATTCTTTTCTATCATAATTTTTAGATTTATAATATATCTGTCTACAATTACGACAATACACATCCATTCCATCTTTAGATGCTTTTCTTTTACCAAAATCAACTAATGGTTTTGTAATTTTACAACTTGTACAATTTTTCATAAATATTTATATTAAAAATCCCCAGTATAGAAAACTATACTGAGGACTTAGGTTCAGTAAGAAAACCAACAAACTTACTGAAAAATATTTTATAAAACCAACAAAACTTAGTTTTTTATAAACATACTGGTAAATATTGATAGAATGATTGATGATTCAACGTTTGTGTTGTTGTGTCAAGCAATGTTCCACCTAATGTATCATATAGACGTAATGTTATTGTAACAGAGCCTAATGCATTGTTTTCTGAATATGTTACTACACCTGCAAAATAACTAGCTGTAGCATCTGTAGAAGCATCTATTGTAGCAGTTACATATCCTGGAGTAATTCCTGTTATGATTACAGGCATTTCTACTGAACATAATGAGTTATCATTACAATTTCCAGTAGCTCTACAATTAGCTGTGCTTATATAAATAGACACAGGAGTAGCAGTAGTTGTACTAGTTGTAGTAGAAGATGATGTAGTGGTAGTTGTACTTGTTGTTCCTAATACAGGAACATCAGTATAATTTGTACATGTTCCTGTAGACTTCACTCTAATAGTAGCAGTGAAATTTGGAACTAATGAAGATGAGTAACCTGCATCCAATGCTGCTTTAGTTATTCCTGTTTCAAAAGGAGTAACAAATCCATCAACGTTTGAATATAAACTGAATGGACCTGTATCATCTCCAGAAGAAGTTAGTGTTATTAAGACTGTCATATTTTAATTTATTATATTAGTAGAATTAATTACTGGTATAGGTAATCCGCTACTTCTAGATGTTATTGTAACTAAACAAGAAGATGACGTACTAGTTGTATCAAATAAATATACTGAACTAGCAATTCCAGAACCATTTAATGTAATATTTCCTGTTCTAGTTAAATGTGTAGGATCTAATATTGCTACAGCTGCAGGAGCTGCAAAATCTAATGAATTAAAATTACCATCTGTAGTTCCCATACTAAAACTTAAAGTTATTACCTCACCAGGTTGACCATGTGCAAAATCAAGAGTTCCTGTACCAGATACTGGAATACTAGAACTAATAGTCAGTAATGAAGCTGTAGTTGTTGTAGTTGTTGTAGCAGCAACAGTTGTTGTAGTTGTTGTTGTAATTGCTGGACATGGTGTTTCATTTGCTAATACACCATCACTAGTTAATATGTCATAATAATCTGTACCACTAGAATAATAACCATTAGGAGCAACCATAGTTAACTCTGGATCAGTATATATAATTGTATCATTAGCTATTACAGAACCAGGTGCAGCATAATATGTTGTTACTCCTTCTAAAGAATAACTAAGACATGCGTCTGGTCCATCAATTCCACTATAAGCTAATATAATTACTTCTGGAGCAAGTGTAGTAGTAGTAGTTGTGGTAGGTGCCAGTGTACTTGTTGTTGTTGTAGTTGGTGCAATAGTGGTAGTGGTAGTAGTAGTTATTGTTGCTGTAATATCAATATAATTACTACACAATCCATTATTAGACATTACCCTAACAACAGTTGTTCCTATAGGTACTACAGTTGATGTATATCCTGCAGTTATTGCCACTTTACTTATACCTGTTTCAAATGCAGTAACAAACGCATCTGCATCTGAGTATATATCAAAAGGTCCTGTATCAGCTCCTGCAGTTGTTAATGTTATTAATGCTGTCATTATTATTGGTTTTTAAAATTATATTACAGTGGTAGTAGTAGTTGTAGTGGTACCAAACAATGCTTGTCTTAATTCTAAGATTTCATTATCTAATTTTTGTATAACTAATGTTAGACTATCACATGTATTTATACCTGTACCTGGAAGATTTGGTCCTACATAACCAACTGTATCAGAACTAATTGGATACGCATTACAAGGATCTGCACATGCACACTTATTTGCTAAATTTATACACATAATTATATTATGGATGAGCTGCTAAATATGCTGCAATATAACCATCAAGATCAGCAATTTTCACATAATTAGTATTAACATCTAATTGAAAAGCAGTAAATGATGTTTGTAACGCACAAACTTTAACTATTACAGCTTGTAATATATCATGTGTATTTGATGAATTAGTTACACCACTTAAACAATCTACAACATAATCTGCATTCAATGTAGCAATATCTCCAACCACTGCTGTAACTTGTGTCTGTAAACTGCAAGAAGCTTGCATTAGAGCCTCGATAATATCTACAATAGTAATATCTCCAGAAATAGGAAGATATTGGCTTACAATTGCGCATAGTACGTTAGGATTGATTTCTGGAATTATTCCTGTACCATTTAATGCTGATATAAGATGAGTAGTGATAGCTGTCTCTACTGCTGCAAGAGAATCACCATTGACAATTCCTAATGTAGGAATATCAATTCCTGTATATTTTACGCATTTATCAGATGTAGTTTCAGCACATCCGTTAAAACAATTTGAACAACTCATTATTTATATTTTAAAAGTTTAATTCTACTAGCAATCATCTCTATACTAAAAGATCCAGCATAGTCTGGATTACAATATTTGAACATAAGTATTCTTCTATAATTTAATAGATCAATCATTACAGTTCCTTTTACAGGTTGGTTAAGCATATATACAACATTATTGTATAAATTCCCAGCCATCTCTGTAATCTTACAATCTATATCTGCAATAAGTGCAGGTATAGTTGTACATTCTATACAATTTGTTAATCTTGGTGTTAACATAATTTAAATATTATTTATTAGCTGTAGAAGCACATGCTGCACATAGTCCATTTTTCAATTGACACCCACATCCAACTTTAGTTCCACATGAAGCACAAGTTGCCATATCAGTAAAAGTTTATTTAGTAGTTATTACCAGAACAACCACAATTGGTTTTTATAAAATTATTCAACATATTATTTGCCTGAGCATATAATTTATTAGCTGTTACTTCAGCACAATTATTAGCTGCTGCAATTGCTCCTTGGATAAAGAAATATACTGTATTAAGCTCAACTTTAGCTTGTTCTTTAATTGCTCTATCACACTCCATCATATCAAGTTTCATGAATGCTTCATCAAACTTTTCTTGTAGTTTATCTACACGAATAATTGTTTTATCAACATAATTTAAGTATGCTGGTGAAACAGAATATTTTAATTGATATATCCCATCTGGTAAAGGTTGTTCATCACCAACTGCTGTGATACCAAGATTTACAGAATTATATAGATTTAATACACCTACATCAAATGGTAAAATAGTTTCTCCAAATCCAGGAACAGTTATTGAAATAGATGCACCAGAGACATCTGGTGGAACTGTTGGATATGTAGAAGCATCCATAATTGCAAGGTTGAGAACATTATATGTTGGAACTACAATTATATCTAGTTTTAAATCTGCCATGTTGTTTTAAATAAATATGCCAGAGGAATATGAGTTATCCTCTTTCCCCTGGCATAGGTTATTATTAAATAGTGTTCTATTACAATGCTCCTAATGCAGCTTCTAGTACAGTTTGGATAGCAGTTGATGCAGCACCACCTGCAACAGCAGCAATGATTACAGTTGAATCTTCAGCAATATAATCACCCCATACATAAGCACCTTTGTTGTACTCATTGAATTTGATATAGAAAGTATCATAAGTAGATCCTGCAGATACATAAGATTCAAAGTTCTCATTATATCCATTCATTCTATATAAATGTTTCAAGTAACCAGCTTGGTAGCTATAAAAGTTTTTCTCTAATTGAGCAATTTCTTCAGATACACCTGTTGGATAAGTTGATGCTTGTGTAATTGCAACATCAGCAATGATATTACAGTTATCAGCAACAATGAAATCAGCAGTTGTAGCAGGACCAGCATAGATAAATGCACGGAACCACATTCTGTCATATTCATATGGGAAAGCAGCTACATCACATGGTTGACCATATTTAGTTAAAGCTTTACCAGTAATACGTAAAGTTGTTCCACCAACATTTGTAAATGTGTAGAATTTGCTTAATGAGATGTTGTCAGGGTTTGTTCCTGGAGCAGTAGCGTTAAGTTTAACAATTAATTCATTGATTAATGTGTTAACATCGATACTAGCACATGGATCATCACCACAAGCTAAACATTTTGCAGCTACAGTTACTGAACGTGTGAAACCATTGAAATACAAAGTATCTAAATAGCTAGAGTGAGCACGCAATGTCAAAGTGATGTCTTCACCAGCTTGTACATCAAAGTTAGTAATATCTGTAATCTGATTAAGTGCTGTAGCAGAACCTGCCACTTTGTACCATTCAGTTACGTTAACTCCTGTAGAAGAAATCTTGTCAGATCTTTTTGATCCTTGAAGATAAGTGTTTGCTCTACCTTGAGCAACATAAAAATAAGGAGATGCTGCAATAGTTCCTGCGTTAACAGTTGCATAGTTGCTGTTGAAGATACCTACTTGACCTGCAGTAAGATCTTGTGTCGAACCAGAGCTAGGAAGAGTAGTCTGTCCTACTGGCACCACGAATAACGTGGTTAATGAAAAATCAGCCATTGTTTATTTATTTAAATTAATAGTTTATTCGTTTGTTTGAATTCTATATGCTGCGTTTTGAACAGCAGATTGATTCTCTGTATACATTGCTAGATTTTGTACTGTAAGATCTAACAATTCATCTTCTAGATAAGTTTCAAGTTCGCAATCTTCATTAAAAGAAGGATTACCGTCTAACATTATATACCCTTCTTTATTTATGTACTTAGGGTATCTCATGTACATTATTTGTATAGTCTTAGGAGTAAATGTTCCATCAGTAAATATACTTATCTCATCTGAAGATAAAAAGTTGAATGTTTCTTGATATTCAAAACTTGGTTTGTAATGTTCATTATTTAAAATGAATTGTAGGTCTCCATGTTTAGCCAGATCTCTATTGATCCATATCTGTCTATCTTTACATCTTCCTTTGTCTGCTAATATATAACTATCTACATAAAACATGTATTGTGGTGTTAATTTATGAATGTTAGCAGCCCATTGATTCAAATTAGCATCTTTTAATGCAAGATCTAATGGTTGATGATTATAGTTCATCACAAGACTTTGTAAATCTTCATAACGCTTTTTAAAAGCATCCATTCCCATTCCACTCACAACACTGATACCATCAATTTTTTGTTTTATCAACTTGATCTGAGCTTCATTTAAAGCTAAAATTTTATCTTCTAGTTGAATTTGTTGATGTTCATTAGTTGATAATTTATTTAGTTTCTGATCAATTTTATATAATAAACTATCTACTGGTATCATATTATCTTATATTTTTAAACTAGCCTCTTATACAGAAGCTAGTTTTTTAGTTTTCAATTTTCCTTCTAATACTAATAACTCATCTTGGTTATCATCATCAGCTAGGAATTTAATTAAATCTTCTTCATCTTTAGCAATTTCAAATTCACCTTCATAAACTTTACCACTTGGTTTAATTCTATAAATTGAATGAGCAATTGCTTGTTTAACTAAATCTTTAATATGGAGCAAGCCTTCTTTCATGTCAGCAAATCTGTTAAACACTTCAACAGGATTTAATCCTTGAAAGCTACCAGATTTAAACTCTGATTGTTTTAACATATTATCTACTTGATTGTAAACAACTTCTTCTTTTGTATCTTCTGATACTGGTAAACCTAAAAGTCTTGCAACTTTACGTTTTTTCTCAGGAGACATTCCATCAAACTTAACAATTGCTTTATTAATCAATTGTTTTTTCTTGAAGATTACTGCACTTTCAATCTCATCATCAACGATGTAAAATTGTGTATCTGCAGGATAATCACCTCTTTCCCAAGCTTGAAATGAAGAAGCAATTGTAGGATGTACTCTTAACCATGCAAATGCAAGTTCTTGAAAAGGTATAGATAGATCAAAGTAATTATCCCCATCTAACAATTTAACTGGCTGTACGTGTGTCTGATCTTCTGTAGAAGTAGATAGTCCATAGTTCCAAAATCTAGAACGAGGTCCAAGATCTATATCTCCTAAATCAGCTTCAAGTTTAGCTCTAAGATTAGTAACTCTTTCGATTTCTAGTTCTTTCTCAGTTGGATCTTGAATTCTCTTGATATAAGATGCATCTGGATCTAATCCTGTTCTGTACTTTCCATCTAGTTCTTTATAAGGATATTTAAAAACTCCTGTACCAGGAATTCTAGTTAATCCTTTTTGTGCTAACCCACTTTGCATTGTTTGCAATTGAGAAGTTGTGTATTCTCTTTTTATAGTAGAGATTTTACCTAGTTTGCCCATAATGTAGTTTAATTAATAATGT